CCGCGGATGATCCAGTCGCCAGCATCGGCGCGCATCGTGCCTTCGAGTGTGCGGATGAAGAGTCCGCCGGGTGACGCCGGACAGCCCTGCACGGTTCCGTCTGGCAGCTCGTGCCGGATCTCGTCGTGGGGTTCGTCCCAGGTCGCTGTTTGCCCGTGGTCACCCATCCAGTCGATGATCGGCGTTGCACCTTGTGGTGTGCCGTCCCATTGCCGGGCTTCGATCTCGACGGGCTTCTTGCGGTAGCGGCTCATGCGGTCTCCTCTGTCGGCTCGTCGGTGTCGTCACTGTCGTCGGTGTCGTCCGGCTCGTCACCGAACGCCGGCTGATCCGAACCGAACCCGAACGACGGTGCCGCCACCGTGTTCGCCTTCTCGATCAACTCCACCTCGGCGTCGATCTGATGCTCGTCCCAGTCCTGATGGAGGTAGCGCACCATCGTCCGGGTCGACGCGGCCTTCGCGACCGACCACGTCTGCACCGTCTGGCCCTTCGCGAGGTCGGACTCCTGAGCGAACGGCGGCCAATCCACATCGAGCGGCTCGGACGGCGCGACACCCAGCGCGGGGAACTTCACCGCGTCGACGCGCAGGGCGACGGTGGTGAGGTGCTGGATGGCGGTACCGAAGTACCGGGACTTGCCCTCGGTGGTGAGGACGGTCCATTCCTTCTTGCCGGCTGCCTCTGTCGCGGTTTGGGCGACCTCGTCGGACATGCCGAACGAGACAGGCGAGTATCCGGTGCGGCGCAGCACTTCGCGCAGCAGCATGTCGCCGCCCTGGTCGTGCTCGAGGACCCGGATCGCGGGCTGATGGAACTCGAACAGCGACTCCGACGTGCCGTCCTTACCGATCGCTGTGCCGACTGGGGAGAACATCTCCTGATCGTCGGGCAGGTACATGCCGCCGCCGGCGCCGCGGTTCTGCAGGACGTCGCGGGAGGCGTACATGCGGGCCTGGGCGACACGGAAGTCCCGCATGAGCGAGGAGTAGATGCGGTCGATCTGGTGGTAGACGGGGATGAGGTCGGGGGCGCCGACGTCGGATGCTCCGAGGTTGCGGAGCTGTGTGTCTTGGGACCATTCGGGGTTGGGGAGTTTGTTCGGGACGTATTCGACGGCGAGTTCCTGGACGCCGAGGTCGACGATGGACGCCCCGTCAGCAGCGAGCTCGACGGAGATGTCCGCGGTCGCGTCGTGGTCGGCGAGTGGACGCACCGAGCCGAGGCTCGTCGGGGTGCCCTTGTATAGCTCGTGGACGATGCGGCCCATCTCGTAGCGTTCGAGATGCCGCCACACTTCCTGCGGATCACTCGATTCGAGTTCGGTGAAGAACGTGACCGCTTTGAGCCGGCCCCGGGACCATTCGGGGATCGCGTGGTCGGGGTCGATCCATTCGATCCAGGTGCCCTGCTGGATCTGCTCGTCCCACACGACGCGCCCGTACACGCCGGTGAGCGCCGAGGCGGTTTCTCCTGCGGTGTACAGGCCGGAGTGGAAGCGCGGGATGTTGAACAGGGTGTCGACGCGGTCCTGGACGGTGTCGAGTTCCCCCTCGGCCGCGACGATCGTCGGGGGCTTCGCGAACAGCGACACCGCGGACAACATGGCGATCTCGGCGGCGATCGGGGCGTGGAAGCGTTTGCCGCTCTGATTCGGGTCGGTGTGTTGCCGGCCCCAGAACGCATCCCAGGCGGCTTTCACGCGGCTGCGCTGACCGGAAGGTGAGGCGCCGCCCTGTTTGGCGTAGAAGTCGTCGAGTTTGGAGGGGTCGCCTTCCCACCACACGCGGCATTCGGCGACACGGGCGGTGACCTTGCCCAGTTCGGGTGGGGGCCACGACATGCCGGGCCGGATGCTGCTCACGCGGCTGCCTCGCTTTCGAGTGTCTGGGGGGTGTGCAAGGTCGGGAGGGCGTGGCGCCACATGAACTGGGAGCTCGATACGGCGTAGCGGAGGGCGTCGCAGAAGTCGTCGTTCTCTTTGACGGGTGCGTCCTCGCCGCGTTCGGCGGCTTTGGAGTCCCACACGTAGCCGGGAATCTCGTTGAGCAGGTTCCGGCACGAGGAGTGGATCAACAGTTGCTGTGTGGCGAACAGGGACGCCACGACGCCGATGTTCTTGTGACTGTTCGCTGCATTGGCGACGTTGACGAACCCTTCGCGGTTGAGCTGCATCTTGAGTGCGGCTGCGGAGGGGTCGACGAACAGGTAGTCGGGTGTGCCGTGCTCGTTGACGAACCGGCGTAGGAGTCGGGTGCGGTCGGCGGGAGTACCAGGTGGTGGTGCGTATTCGGCGATGGCGTACAGGCGGTTGTCTGCGCCGAGGCCGAGGAGGATGCCGGCTGCGGGGTGGTTGACGCCGTCGTCGATGCCGATGGCGAGTCGTTGCACGATCGTGGGCAGGTGGTCGACGACGTGTACGGCGGGGTCGAACATGTCGTAGATGACGCCGTCGGCCATCGTCCACTCACCGTCGATGAACCGGGCCCGCCACAATCCGGTGAACTGCCGTTCGAGTCCGCGGATGTAGTCGCGTTCGAGGTTGCGCCAGTTGTCCCGCAGTCGGAAGTTGAACACCACGATGCCCAGTTCGGGATCGTCGGCCCGGTCCATGTACTCGGTCTTGAGCCAGTGCTTCGGCCCGTCCGGGTTCGTGGTGCACAGCAGTTGGCAGCGGAAGCCCTTCACGCGCAGCCGGGACACCAGCATCGCGAAGAACTCCTTGGTGACCAGCGTCGCTTCGTCGAGGTAGGCGAGGGAGATGGTCATGCCCCGGATCGTTGCTTCGGCACGGACGTCGGAGGAGCCGAGGATGTGCACGACTCGTCCGAAGATCGTCGCGGTGGCGGCGCCGCGGTTGTAGTGCACGTGATCGGCTGCGTCGCCGTAGATGTCCCGGTTCTGTAGCTGGGTCATCAGGTTGCGGTACGCGGTGTCGCGGGTCCGGCCGATCATCACGATCTCACCGGTGGCCGGCGCGGTCGGGATGAGCATCAGCCACTTGAACAGTGACGTGATGGTCTTCCCGGAGGACACCGCGCCGTTCCAGATGCAGATCTTGGCGGTGGCCCGCCCGAGTGACCATGCTTGCTTCGGGGTGAGCCTGCCGAGGCGAGCGAGCTTGGCGTTCAACTACTCCCCTTCGGCGTCGAGCTCCTCGTCCGTCGGTGTTGGCGGCTCGTCCGGGTATTCGTCGACCATCGCGGTGATCGCGGCGTGCACCTCAGCGAGCGTGCTGACCACACCTTCGGCGTCGTGCCCGGAGTTGAGCTCATGCAACTTGTTCGCCGTGTTCAGTGCCGTCGACAGGGCCTGGATGATGTGCTTCTGCGCCACCGGATCCGGTTTGTCGAGGATGTGCTCGGCGTAACGGTTGTCCGCGCCCCCGAAGCTGTACACCAGGGCAGGTTCGTCGAGCTGGTCGAGCATCTCCTCGGACTTGACGAGGAGTCGTTCCTCGAGGATCGCGCGGCGCGCCTTGTTGTCGATGTGCTTGGCCTGCGCTGCCTTCGCCGTCGCCCCACGGTCAAAGCTCAACTCGAGCTTGTCCGCCCACCGGCTGATCGTGTCCGTCGACCGCCCCAACTCTTTAGCGATCGCATTCAGTGACCGACCGTCAGCGTGGAGCTCGCGGAGGCGCCGGCTCTCGTCATCGGTCCATCTGGCCATGTGCCACGTACACGCGCGGAGGCAGGGCCGAACGTTCGATCCGGTGTCCGATTGGATCGTTCACGGTTTGCCTCCTTTGGAGTTTGTGCCCCGCGCTCCCAGGTAGCGAAACCGGACGCGGGGCTGTCCATCCGAGCACTCGACGGTCAAGTGCGGTGCTTCGAGGACGGACGACTGGGGATGTCTGGAAACGACGAAGCGCGAGCGCCCCGGTGTGGGGACATCTCGCGCGTACGCGTTGAGCGTAGCAGATGATCTTCCGTCGCAGGTCACGCTCTCACGTATCGGTAGTCCCGATGACGTGAGCTGACACCGGGAGCGCGTGGGGCGGCTTCGATGTCGTAGAGCGCGACCAGTACCTCGTCGAGGGCTGCGAGCTCCGCGGCGTCGTACGAGTTCAGATCGTCGCCCTGTGTGGCCACTTCGGCTCGGAGGTAGTTCCGGCGGCGTTCGAGTACCCGTGCGGCCTTGTCGAGTCGTGTCATGCGACTGCCTCCATGAGTGCCTGGTGATGCAGGTGTGCGCGCCGTACGTCGCCGACGAGGAACAGCAGGGCCCGTCCGGGTGCCTGGATGGGCTGCACGGCCCCGATGTCCCGAAGATGCTGCACCCGCCTGGCTGTGAGCGTCTTGTACTGGTCCCCGAGGTGGCGTGCGAGATCGGCGATGCCGTGCTTGGACAGGACCATGCGATCGGCTTCGGCGAGACGCTGCTCGTCGACGGCGCGGAGTCGTTCTTCGGGCCGGTCGATGACACGCCACGCCGATCGGGTGGCAGCCTCGATATCCGGAAGTGCCTCTGCCGAGCCCTCAGTGAGCGCCAGGGCGTCGATGTTGGTGCGGAGCCAGCGGGAGATGCCGGCGGTCGTCTCGTCGCCGTCGTAGGTCATGGCGCGCTGTTCGAGCATGTGGCGGGTCCAGCCGACGAGGGTGTTGCGGAGGGTGTCTCGGGTGTTGCTGGCGATGTGGTTGTACGGGAGGGGTTGTTCGGTGCTGTCGTTGCCGCCGAGGGTGGGGATGGGGGCGCCGCCGATGCGGTCTTGCCGGAGAATGGTTTCGTCGAGCCTGCGGGCGAGCCAGGGCACGGTCTTGAGGATGGCGTCGAGCTTGGCGAGCTCGGCTTTGGTGAGGTAGCCGTTCATCGTCGACCCTCCGGGGTGTACAGAACGAGCGCGGGAAGGTCGATGTACCGGTAGTGGGAGTCGATTTCGTGGGTCCCTGCGTACTCGACTTCGAGATACGGCGTGCCTCCGAGTTCCCCTTTTCGGATCACTGCGATCTGGTCGTGTTTGTCGCGGAGAACCGTGTCGCCGGGGAGCTCCTCGAGCTCTTCGGCTGTGGTGATGGTGCGCAACTTGCGGTACCCGGCATCGAGGAGCCAGTCCGCAGCCTGTGCGATCCTCTCGTCCGATACCGGCAGTACGTCACCGAGGTGAGAGATGAGCTCGTCGCGTTCGTTCACTGCCCACCTGCCGGTGCCGCGTAGGTGCCACGCTCCGGAGACGGCCGGTACATGCTCGGATCCGCCTGCACCGTCATCCGCGCCTCCATCGCCTCGGCGCGAGCCTTCTCCGCTGCCTTGTGTGCCTGGCGGGCAGCTTCGGCGGTGGCGGCGAGTTCGGCTTCGAGGGTGTCGATGCGGGCGTTGGCTTCGTCGATGTCGGTGTAGGCGGCGGGCATTCGGGGTCCTTTCTCGGGGGTGGGGGTGGTTCCGGCCCCGTGCGCGGGGAGATGCGCACGGGGCCGGTGTCTCAGGTGGCGGCGAGCAAGAGTGCTAGGCCACCGATTGCGAGTCCCCAGAGTGTGAGGGTGATCGGGAGGGCGTAGACCATGCCCCGGACCGGTCCGTCGTGCGACTGGGCTGCCGGCTCGCCTTCGCGGGTCTCGAGTTGCTTCTCGGTCATTGGTTCTCCCAGGTGCTGATGGGTGCTTCGTACACGGCCGGCACGTGGTGGCAGCCGGTGAGGGTGGCGGCGAGGGTGTAGATGGCGGCGAGGGCGGCGCACATCCGCTTCCGGGTCACTGAGCACCGTCCAGGGCCTCGTGGATTCGCTTCGCGTAATCGACCGCGACGCCGTATGGCGAGCACCAGGTCTCCATGTCGTCGGCGAGTGCCCGCACGCGGTCGAGGGCAGCCTCGGCTGCGCGGGCTCGCGCCAGCCGTGCGACCGAGGCGTTGTGCTCCCAGGTTGCGATGTCCTTGACGAGGTCGCGTTGCTCGTACGCGTTGTCGAGGGCGTCGAGCAGGGCCGGGAGCGCGTTCACCGCGGCGACGAGGAGTTCCGCGTCGTCGGACACCCCTCGCCACTCCGACAGTTCACTGACAACCCGCGAACCCTCTTGCTTGGCGTAGATCCCGCAATCGTCAGGGTCGTCCGCGTCCTCGAGGTAGACCCAGGTCTTGGGCCCTGCTTGGGCAAGCAGCTTGCGCAGTTCGGCGCGCCCTTCGGGTGTCGTTGGATCGCTCATGCTGCACCGCCGTCGATGGTCAACTGCGACGACAGCCCGCACTTCGCAGCCAGATGCAACGCGAACATCTGCCGCACGTACAACGTCTGGCGCACCTGCCCGTTGTGATGCCGCGGCGCATTGTGCTGCGGCCGCAAATCGAACCACTCCAAGAACTTCGCGTACGCGCGGTACTCGTAGACCTCCACCTTGCGCTGCTGCCGGTTCGACCACCGCTCCCCGATCAGGACCCGATAACAGACCTTCCGATCCAGCAGGAGCGCGTACGCCTTCGGTTCCGTGAGACCGAACTGCGCGGCCCAGGTCTTCACGGTCGCGGCGTCGTCGTTGGCGACATACCGGTCGTGGTAGGCGATTGCCGGCGCGGCGGACTCGAGGGCCGCGGCGATGACCGCCTTCTCCTCCTCGGCTTCGAGCACCATGCGGGCGAGATCGGCGCGGGTGAGCAGTTCGGCGCGGGCGCGGCCGGACGGCTTCTCGGCATCGAGGAGGTAGTCGCGGACCCGGCGGGCGACCAGGGAGTCGCGCAGGAGCATCCCGACGCGGAGGACGGCGCGGCGCGGGAACAGGGCGATGGTGCGGGCGCGCGGGTCGAGATTTGAGAGGGAGCCGAACTCCTTCTCAAAATCGGACCGGGCGACGACGCGGTAGCCGTCGTCGTCGAGCTCCTCGCGGTTGTTCTTGACGTGCCAGCGAACAGCGTCGGCGTCCACCTCGTAGAAGGTGGCGACCATGTCGGTCGTGACGTGGGTGTCGTCCGGAAGCGTGGCGAGGGTGCCGACTTTGTCGAGCACGTCCACGCGGGCGGCGAGTGCGTCTCGCTGGCCCCTGGCTTCCGGTAGGGTGAGATCTGACATTCGAGCCTCTTTCTCGGGTGTCCGTGCCCCGCGGAGTTGCTGCTCCGGCGGGGCTCTTTCGTGGTTTGGGAGATCACATGGGAATCACACTACGCGATTGACAAGTGGAATGCACCCCGCTTGCCACCCCTCGTCATTGCGCCTTTTTCTCGGCTTCCGCCTGCCGGTACAGGTCCTTGAGACTCGGCCGCGACGACGGGGCCTGAACGTGCCCACACACCGCCGTACCGACGTAGCCCTCCCCGTCACACAGATCGCACGCGTCGATCGCTCTCCGGCGATCCTGGGCGGCATTACGGGCCTGCTCCGAACGAGCCTCTGCCAACGAACGCTTCCGGTCGTTCTCCCAGTCGCGGCGCCGGCGTCGGGCTTCGCCGCAGGCGTAGCACGGCGTATCGGCTCCACCGGGATGATCGAGGCAATGAGGGGAAGGCGGTTCGTCGTCGCGCGCGCTGTCTCCTTCCGTACCTACGTAACCACCCTGGAGAGATGGAGTAGGAGAAGGAGCAGGAGTAGGGCCGGGGTTGGAGGCGGGGTTAACCCCTACCCTTAGGTTTGAGTTAACCGAAGGGTTAACCGAACCCTTAACCGAAGGGTTGAGCCAAGGGTTAGCCGAAGGGTTGGCGGAAGGGTTGTAGGGCTCCACATCAGCCGGATCGACCGCCCGCTGACCGAGCATCGACACCACCGCCTCCCGCTCCCACGACGACAACCCGGGATTGGCAGCGCGCACCTTCAACGCCTCGTGCACCACCACCCCACGCAACGGCCGCGACGCCAGCTCCGCGCGCGCATTCGCCATCGACACCGCCATATTCGGGACCTTCCACAGCCCGTCGTGCTTGAGCCACGACCGCAACAGGAACTCCCCCGTCTCCTCGTCGACGAGCAGGAACAGATCCCGCGACAACTCCACCCCCGCAGCCATCACCGCTTGAGCGGACCAGCCCTTCGCGCGCGCCGCGATCCGCCCCGGATGCCACTCCCCCGCACCGCAGTACGACAGGCCCGGAGAGGTCCACAGGACGAGGTAGAGGTGCTGGGCGGCCGGCGAGCAATCCAGCCAGTCGTCGTCGCCCCAGATTTCGAGGTTCACGCGTGCGTGATCCTTGCCGGTTGCGGCCATCAGACAGCCCTCCGGTGATCAGAATGATGATTCGAGTTGGGTAGCATTTCGCCATCCCCTCCCTGGTGAGTTCAGTGAGTGGGTCAAGAGGCCGTGGGGTGTGTGGAGCACCGCGCGGCCTCGCTCATCGTAGCGACAATCGGTGTGTGAACCGGTTATCGCTCGAATCGTCGAGTGGGATCTGGTGCCCGGACATCGGGCAGGTGCGGTGTGCGGTGTCGTGGTGCCGGCGCACACGCCCGCACTCGGACGCGTGCACCTGGCGACGACACACCGGGCAGCAGGTCACCACAGGGTCAGCTCTTCCACTGCGCCCGCAGCCGGGACGCGCCCGAGCAACCGGTCGACGACTCCGGCGCGCTCCCCCGCTTCGCCGCGACGGGCACGGCGAGTATCGGCACGGAGATCGGCGGGCATGGATTCCACCCACCTGGCGATCTGCCGCCACGTCAGCGTCGCCACATGCGCTGGATCCGTAGCGCTTCGCTGGGATGTGTAGTCGCCCCAAGGGGTGATTGCGATACCCCACGGGTACGTTTTTCGGCACACTCCAGCGTCGGCCCATTGGGGGTCCTGTGTGCTTCCACTGCCCTGCATGTCGCGGATATGGCGTGACCAGTAGTCGGGCTCGTCGACCAGCCCAAGGAGTTGCCAGTCCGCCAACTCGCCGAGCAGCCGGAGTTGGTCCGCGTTCATGTCCGGTCACCGATCTGGTGCTCGATCCCGTCCGCGAACTCGTCGTGGATCTCCGCCATGTACGTGACCCCGGACTCCCGGTACTCCCGGGCGATGTCGCGCAGCAGCGACACATAGCAGCGGATACGCCCGACCGCGGCCCGGAGTTCCCCGTTCTCGTGCACTACCTCTGCGAGGGCGGCCTCGACGGTCTCGAGGCGTGAGAGCGCGGCGGCGGTCACGAGATGCTCCCGCGCCGGCGGCGCGCCCGGTACAGGACCAGGCACGCCGCGACGAACAGGAATCGGCCAAGGAGGAGTCCTGCGAGGATGGCCAGCGGCAGGGCTACGGCGAGCGTGGCCCGTTCAGTGGTGGTCATTCGTCGCCCCCGAGGTGCACGAGGGCACTACCGGCCATGTCGCACACGATGGCGGCCACCGTCAGCCATCCAGCGGCACACAACGTGCCGACACCGGTGATCGTCGCGAGAGTCTTCATGCCTACCGCCCCTCTACGCGCCCGATCTCCCGCAGGACGTACCACTCGGCCTTCCGGAGGTCCTCGAGTTCCTTCTCGGGATCCTTGGCGCCCGCCCGTGCGAGGTACTTGATGGCGTTACCGCGGTTGAAGTTGAGGTTCTCGGTGATGTCGATGACTTCGGCGCCGTTGGAGAACCCGGTGTAATGCGCAGGGTGGTTGATGTGATCACTCATGCCACCCTCGATTCGGTCTCGGTGAGGTACGCCTCGGCCGCGGCGTCGAGCTCGGCGATGTCCGCGGCGATCGTGTGTAGACGCCCGAGCGCGTTGAGCTTGTCCGGCCGGTAACCCGACCAATGGATGTCGCCGGCGACGAGCACCGGGACGGCCTGGTAGCCGAGGAGCTGCACCGCGTCGGCGGCGGCCGGGTCCTCGTCGACGTAGCGCAGCGCGTACGGCGTGCCCTGACGGTCGAGGTGCTTCTTGGTGGCCACGCACTGCTGGCAGCCGCGGGTCTTCGCGAACAGGGTGATGGGAACGGGGGTCACTTCGAAGGCCTCCTGAATGTCGTGAGTGGTGCCGGGGTCGGTGTATTCGTTCACCACGCCCCCATTCCGCGGGCGTAATCCATCCACCCTCGGTCGTTGTCCTGCTCTGGCAGATCCGGCCTGACCCGGTACTTCTTCTTGTGGTGGTGAGGGACGCGCTTCTTCCCCTGGCGGGCGAGCTCCCGCCCGTCCCCTGTTCGGAAGATGACGAGGCGGCACAGGGAGCACTCCCCGATCCGCTCCACCTTGTGGGGTGCCGCAGGCGGCGCGTCGTTGTAGGTGGTCACTGTGCGTCTCCGATCGAAATGGTGAGCCAGAGAGAGCCTTCGGAGCCCTTCTCGGCGGGATGGATCACGGGCATGGCCTTCGCCATGAGGTCCGGGGTGTCGTCGGGCACCAGCCCGTGATCGACCAGGCCGTCACACGCGGCCTTGAGCACCGGCATGAGGTTGTCCGAGTCGCGCCGGCGGTTATCCCGAGGCCGGTAGTGCAGGCACACCGAAGCGCGCTCGGCACCGGTCGGAACCTTCACCTGCTTCGCGAGCCACGCCGTCGTCGAGCGGATCTGACGGGTCAGACGCGCACGGGCCATGTGGTGCTTGCGGTCGTTCATCGACAGCGGCGGCTTCGTGTACGGCAGGTCGATCACGTACTCGGTCATCGCCGTGCCTCGAACAGCCGGGCCGACCGAGCGGCAGCGAGCAACGCCGACGCCTCCTCGACCGCATCATCGGCATCGAGCAGGTCGTCCGCAGCCCAGATGGTCTCGTTCGCCACCCGCGCCAGGACACGGCCGTCCACGCCGTGCCACGAGGTGCCGTGCTCGTCGATGTGACTCGACTCGGGCAGCTTCACGACCGCGTACTCGGCGAGGATCGCGTCGGCGACCATGCCGGCGGCCTCTTGGATCAGTTCCGGTGCGCCCGGCAGCAGGCTGCACGCGACAATCTGGGTCAGGTCATCGCGGGAGATCATGCTGCTCCCCCGATTCCGCGCCCGGAGACCTCGCGCAGGTACTCCTCGACGTCCGCTCGCCACCAGCGAAGGGGGCTGTTCGGGGCGCCGCCGGGCTTGAATGCCTTCTGGAAGAACGGGTGCGAGTCCGACTTCGCTCGGAGATTCTTGATACCCGCCTTGCTGCAGCCGAGAGCGTCGGCGACTTCCCAGATGGTCATTTGCGCGGGGTTGGGGCTCTTCCTCATCGGTGAGGTAGTCCTTTCCAGGTGGTGATGGTGATTGGGTGCCAGGGGTGGTGTGGTGCGCACATCTGGTGCGCCGG